CTTGTTATGACAGTAGTAGGTGCGGACAAAGACTTTTTTATATCAGGAAATGATGGTGGTTCAGCAATCACAGGAGTTAGAGTAGATTTTTCTGATGCTGGTGCAATAATTTGTAATGGCAATATTACAGCTTTTGGAAATACGTCAGATATAAAGTTAAAAGAAAATATTGAAGTCATTCCTGATGCTCTTGATAAAGTAAAACAATTAAAAGGAATTACCTTTAATTATAAAAAAGACGGCAAAGTTAGTACGGGATTGATAGCACAAGATTTAGAAAAAGTTTTACCAGAGGCGGTTTATGAATCTTGTGATATAGACAATGATGAAGATAAACACTTAGCTATTCGTTATGGCAATACAGTTGGATTGTTGGTAGAAGCTATAAAAGAATTAGAAGCCAGAGTAAAAGAACTAGAGGATAAATGATAGTAAAAGATAATGCTTTAAAACTAGATTTTAATTTAGCAAAATCTAAAGCATATCAAACAATGCCTATGTATAACTATTGGAAAGGTTGGTGGTCAGAAAATCCTAGAAATCCAGTTGAAGAAGTTATAAAACTTTTATGGCAAGATTTAATAGATCCAAATGATTATCTTGAAGGAGGCTTTGAATATTGGTCAAGAGTATTTCAAGATATGGGTTCTTTAGAGTGGCATCAAGATACTTGTGAATCACACTATATAAATGATGATTACTTAATAGCAGACAAAAGTTTAGTTTATTATGTAGAAGTAAGTCATGATTTATGTGGTGGAGTTATGGAAATAGCACCCTATGATGAAAGATTAAACTTAGAGGCACAATGTAAAAATGCTTTAAATATTGATACCGAAAGTATAGAAAGAATAAAACCTAAACAAAATAGATTTGTATTAATGGACTCAGCACAAATGCACAGAGTAACTCGAATACATAAAGGAATAAGAAAAAATTTAGCTACAAGTATATGGAAACAAACACCAAAACTTTTTCAGAAATATGAAAATTGGAATAGAGTTCTTATAGGAGATTCAAAAATGGAAAAAATAAATTGGTTAGAAAAAAGAAGTAATTAATGGCAATATCAGGTTCAGGAGCAGTATCATTTTCACAAATTCAAACTGAGTTTGGGGGGAGTAATCCTATTAGTTTAAATGAGTATTATAGTGGAGGATTGCCTAATAATTTTAATAATACAGGCACTTCTACTGCATTTGCTCCAACAGTAAAAAGCACTACCACTAGTTATACATACACCTCAGGTAAAGCAACCCTTACTGGCACCAGATATTACGATGGGTTTTGCCATACTGCTCTCAATAGCCATATGACAAATACAACACAATCTATGGTTATTAATAAGTTTACAGGAGTTGATAAAACAGGAAATGCAGGAGCAATACCTTCCTCTGGAGCTATACAGGCAAATCACTTTAGAGGAACAAGTTCAGGAACAAATACTCCGCTTACTTGTTACGGAATGATTTCTCAATATGCCTCAGGAGGAGGGTTTTTTCCTGCTACTTTTCAAATGTATTTTGCAGGTCATGTAGGAACTGCTTATTCTTATGGTACTACCTATAGTGGTAGTATTGGACTTCCTCTTACATCAATATATTGTGCTGCTGAGGGAAACTTTCCTGCCACTACTTTTTATAATGGAACTCAAACAGCAAATGGCGCAAGTCTAGGTATGATGGCCGTTACTCATACAACCAATGCAACTTTAGGAAATTTCACATTGGTGAACTTTACTTTAGTAAATGCCATAGCTGCACATAGTGGTGGTTTTTCTGGAACTTGGAGTATAACAGTAACTCACTAATGAGCGTAGAATTAAATAGCGAAGATATTGTAGTTTACTTTAAAACTTCAGAAGAAGTAGGAGAAGTTGCGTTTTGTTTTTGGAATGGTCATTCAATAGAAGTATTAAAAGAAAATAAAGAACTATCAGAGCTACAAGCAGAATTATTAGAACAAATAAACAATCGAGATTCAGAGTTAAAAACTGTAAAAGAAATAAATCAAGATATACCTAAGACAAATTCAAGTGAAATATAATGACACAAAATATAATCTTTTCTTTTTCTCAAAATCCTGAGTACCCAGTTGTAAACTTAGATAATAATTTACAAATAAGTATTTTATTTGGCAATTATGGGGATCAAATAGGTAGATTAAGTATTGAAGAACAACCTCATTACGACAGTATAATTTATCATTCCGATTCTAATAAAATTCAAAAATCTTTAAATAATTATTTATTTATGAAAGGTAGTTTGGAAGTTTGTTATGAATGGAAAGATGAAGAAAATATAACCCAAGAGGTAATAGATAAGTTTTGGGAACTAGCAAAAAACAATCCTGATGATAACTATGCAACTAAATTTACTCAGAGCAATAAGTTAGGATATACCATAAATTATGGTGGATATATAACAGAATGGACTGAAAGGTCATCTGCTTGGGAGATAGCTACTGATAAAGCATATTTAAAAGCTTTAGAAGATAATACTGTTATAGTATGTGCTATGGGTAATTCTTATGGTTGGAATTATAAAAACATTGATTTACCCTCACAACAAACAACTTCCTTTAATAAAGATGGAGATACTTGTTATATATTAACAGGAGATAATTGTGAGGTAACTGTGGGAGAAACAACACATACGTTCTCTAAGTATGATTGTAAAAAACTTACAAGTTCTGAGTGTTTAATAAAAAATGTAAGTAACGAAACAACTAGAATAATAGCAATTTACAAATGATTAAACATTTTTTATTCTTAAAAACTTATTACAAAACAATAAAAAAAGACCATTCTAAGACAAATTTGAATTTAATTTTAACTATGGTAGATGAGTTAGATAAAAACTGTGATAGAAAGATATTTAACAAATTTAAAAAACACCCTTACGCAAAAACTTTTTTTAAGCAGAAAAATTTAAAAGAAGTGGTTATGCAAAAACAATATAAAAAAGGAACTCTAGGGTCAGAGTTAAAATTTTTTTGGCAAAATAATCAAGATGATTTGTTTCATAAAAATTTTAATTTATCTAAAACTAAAGGAAAAAAAAGAATAGCTTTTTTACAAGGTATGTTAAACGAACATGATTTAATACATTGTCTAAATAGATTAGATTCTACTCCTATTGCAGAGCTATCAGTATTAGCTTTTTCTATTGCAAAAGGTTTTCGTTGGAGTTTTTTTTATATTTGTTTATCTAGTATATTTTTGTCCATTAGAAACTCTTTTGGCAAAAATGCAATACAAGGTCCTTTATGGTTTAAAATTAAATTTAATCCTGCAATAAGTATTTTTAGATTAATTTTAGAAGGTTATTTAAAAGGCAAACAAACTCCTTGGTTTATGACTGTTAATTGGCATGAACTTTTAGATAAACCTATAGAGGAAGTTAGACATACTTTAGGTATTAAAAAATTTACTGCATGGGAAGAAATAAAACCAGAGTGGTATAAACTTTTAAAATTTTATAAAACAAAAGGAGCATGAGTAATTAAATGTTTGGAATAAGTGCATTTGCAGAATCACCTTTCGCTTCCCTAGCTGGCCTTGCAGGTAATGTAAATGTATCTTTAACAGGGCAGTCTGCCACTGGATCAGTGGGCACAACTACTTTTGTTTGTGCAGCTAACATAAATCCTACAGGCCAAGGAGCAACTTCTGCCGTAGGCGGAGTAGGTATTACTGCTGGTGGAGATATAGGTGTTACTGGTTTTGCTATGACATCTGGATTAGGTTTAATGACAATCACAGGAGAATCTAATTTAACAATAGATTTTTCAAGCCAAGGAGCTACTTCCGGATTGAGCGGTGTAGGAGTAAATGCGCAAGCTGTAGCAACTTTACCTAGTTTAAATACAAGCGTTGGCTCAGTAGGGGTAACTGTAACTGGAGTGGCAAATGTTACGCCAGCTAGTCAATTAGCTACTTCTGCTCTAGGCACAATAACGCAAAGATCAAGTAATACGATTACCTTATCAGGATTTGCTTTAACTAGTGGTTTAGGAACTATAACGGAAATAGCTAAAGCAAATGTAACTCTTGTTGGACTTGAGGTGACAAATGAGTTATCTACAGTATTAATTTGGTCCATGTTAGATGATTCTCAATCATCAAACTTTAGTGAAATAACAGAATCACAAACATCAAGTTTTAGTGAAATAACAGATACTCAAGATCCTAATTGGGAAGATGTGGCTTAATGTTAATAATTTAATTATAATTTAACGAGGTAAAAACATGGCAAGTACGTTTGATAATAATCTCAGACTTAGAGAAATGGGAACTGGTGATGAATCAGGTACCTGGGGAAATCGTACAAACGAAAATTTAGAATTAATTGGAGAAGCTTTAGGTTATGGAACTGAAGCAATAACCACAAACGCTGACTTACACACTACAACAGTATCTAATGGAGCTACTGCTCCTGGCAGAGCTATGTATTTAAAATACACTGGTACGCTAGACTCAGCTTGTACTATAACTCTAGCTCCAAATACAATTTCTAAATTATGGTTTATTGAAAATGCAACTGGCGGAGCACAAAACATAATTATTTCTCAAGGTAGTGGCGCTAATGTAACCATACCAAATGGTAAAACTAAATTAGTATTTACAGATGGGGCCGGTTCTGGAGCTGCTGTTACTGATGGTTTAGATAAGATAGATCTAGGATCTAATTCAACATTGAATGGTGGTGGTTTTAGTGATGTTACTGCGAGTTCATCAACAACCTTTACTAATAAATCGATAGACTCTGATAACAATACTATTACTAATATTGTAAATGCAGATATAAAATCAACAGCTTTAATAGAATTTAGTAAAATGGAAAACTTGACTGCTAGTAGAGCCTTAGTATCTGATAGTAATGGAGATGTTTCTGCAAGTGCAGTAACTGATACAGAGGTTGGCTACCTTGATGGAGTAACTTCCAATGTGCAAACACAAATTAATGCTAAATTAAATTCAGCCTTACCTAACGATGCTTGGCTTAGTTCTGCTGATGGTAGAAATAGATTTTATTTTGCTACAAACGGCAACACCATAACCAAATTTGATACTACTTGGCGAGTTGATAATAATTCAAATAGCACTATGTTGACTTGTGATACCAGTGGTAATTTTACAGCTACAGGTAACGTAGGTGCATATTCTGATATGGCGCTGAAAGAAGACATTTATCAAATAGGAAATGCTTTAGAAAAAGTAAATCAATTAAGAGGAGTGCACTTTACTCGTAAATCAAACAATTCAAAAGAAATAGGAGTAGTAGCTAACGAAGTAGAAAAAGTGGTGCCAGAGCTAGTAGATGAACATGAGGACAAAGAGTTGGGGACAGTAAAAACTATGAAGTACGCTAATACAGTTGGATTACTTATAGAGGCAGTAAAAGATTTAAGCAAACAAATAGAAGAACTTAAAAAATGAGTGATATACCAACCAGTGGTAATATAACTTTAAATCAAATGCACACCGAAGCAGGCGGTAGTAGTGGTACTGCTTGCACTTTAAATGACTCTGATATTAGAGGATTGATAGGTAAAAGTTCAGGTGTTTCAATGTTTTTTAATGAATGGTATGGCGCAGCTGCAGAATTTCAAATTAATTTTACTCCTGGATTTTGGACTATTCAATTGGGTCCTGGAGGTAACCAAATAAGAGGTAGTGGAGTTGATGAGTTTAATGGCGTAAATTATGGAAGTTTTACATCTGCTACAAGTAAATCTAGTTTTTTTAGTGGCAATGCTGTTCAACATCTTTGGAATAGACATCATAATAACGGAGGTGCTGGAATATTTTATTTACAAGTAGCTGGCGTTGTTTCAAATACTAATAATGATGCCTTCGCTACGATAAATGTTAATGGCACATCTTTAAACAGGACTGCTGCAAGTTATAGTTTTTCTGGTAGTGGAGGTAGTGCATTAAGCACATGGTCTTGGAGTTTTACGCAAGGAGGAGGAACAACTAGCAATATTTACCCTATCTATGGGCAGACTTATCCCAGTAGTACGGTAATCTTTACAAAATGAGGTAATCATGGATACATTTATATGGATCATAGTTGGTTTATTAATCGCTAAAGTAGTTTTAAAAGCTACAATGCCATATTTAAATAAATCAATTAATGAAAAAATTAAAGAGTATTGGGAAAATTTAAAAAATTATTTTTAATATTAGATTGCAGTGGATGATCTAGTAAAAATAATTAATGAAGTAGGATTCCCAATAGCAGCAACTTTAGGTTTAGGATTTTTTCTTTGGAAACTTTTAAATAAAATTATTAACGGCATGGAACAAAAAATAGATGTAGTTGATGACAAGATAAATGAAAGCATGGCGGCTATGGAAAAAAGACTAGATTCTAAATTAGACTCACAAATGGGTATATTAGTTCAATTAATAGATAGAGTTAGATCTGTAGATAATGAGATAATAAGGCAAGATGTTTTGTTAAAAACTTTATTAAATGCGCCAGAGCTCATAGAGCCTGATAAGTTATCTAAATCTGAAAGAGATGACAAACGTAAAGATTGATATAAAATGTAACGAAATATAAAAAAACATGGCAAGAACTACAGTAACAGAACTAGATAAAAGACTTAGCTCGCATGAAGCCGCATGTGAACAAAGATGGAAAGAAAACTACAGACGTCTGGATGCTATCGAACAAGGCATTATTTCAATAAATAAAAGCATAAGAAACAGTTTAATTTTTACAATTACTGTATTTTTAAGCGTTACAGCTTTCTTTATACAACAAACTCTTTTTTAACAAGGTAGGTATTTGTTATGCCTTACACTAAGATTTTATTTAAACCAGGTATAGATAAAGAAGGAACTAGCCTTACTGCGGAGAACGGTTGGTTTGATGGTAATCTTATTAGATTTAGAAGGGGCCTACCAGAAAAAGTAGGAGGTTGGACAAAAAATAGTACAGGCATATTAGAAGGAACTCCCAGAGCAATGCACGACTGGGTTAATTTAGATGGTACGGATTTATTAGGGGTGGGTACTACTTATAAATATTATATTCAACAAGGTTCTGACTTTAACGATATTACTCCAATAAGAGAAACTACATCTGCAGGTGATGCAACATTTGCTAAAGTTGGCAACAGTGATGCTACCATCACAGTTACTGAAAACGGACATGGGGCCTCAATAAATGATTATGTTACTTTTAGTGGAGCGGCTAGTTTAGGGGGTAATATAACTGCAGCTGTTTTAAACCAAGAATATCAAATCGCATCTATTGTTGATGCCAACAGTTATACCATAGAAGCAAAAGACACTAGCGGCAATACAGTTTTAGCAAACTCTTCCGATTCTGGTAATGGTGGCGGTAGCACGGTAGCCGCATATCAACTTAATGTAGGTTTAGATACTTATGTATCTTCTACTGGTTGGGGTGCTGGCGGTTGGAGTTCTGGAAGTTTTGGTTCAGTAACTCCGTTATCAGCAAACAATACTTTAAGATTATGGACTCACGATAATTTTGGAGAAGATTTAATTATTAATCCTAGAGCAGGTTCTATATTTAGATGGGACAACTCAAATGGTTTAACAACTAGAGCAGTAGAATTACAAACAATCGCTGGAGCTAATTTAGTTCCTACTCGTTGTTTGCAAGTTTTAACTTCAGACGTTGATAGACATTTAATTGTTTTAGGTTCTGATTCTTTAAACGCTAACGGTACAGCTAGGACAGGAACAATAGATCCTTTATTAATATCTTTTTCTGATCAAGAAAATTTATTAGAGTTTGAAGCAAAAGCTACTAATACAGCAGGTTCTATAAGAATATCATCTGGTTCTCTGATTGTTGGTGGTTTAAAAGCTAGACAAGAAATATTGATTTGGACAGATGTATCTATGCACTCAATGCAATTTATTGGAGCGCCTTTTACATTTGGTTTAAATTTAATAAATGACAACGTTGGTTTAATTGGACCCAAAGCTGTAGTCAATGGCGACAATGGTATTTACTGGATGTCATCTGATGGATTCTATTTTTACAATGGTTCTGTATCAAAACTACCATGTTCTGTTTTAAGCCATGTTTTTGATGATTTAAATTTAAGCGAAGTCTATAAAAACTTTGCTTTTACTAACAGAGAATTTAATGAAGTCGGTTGGTTTTATTGTTCTGCTTCATCTACCGAACCAGATAAATATGTAGTTTACAATTACATAGAAAAAGTTTGGAGCATTGGTGAATTAGAAAGATACTCTTGGATAGATAAAGGAATATTTTCTTTTCCTTTAGCTACTGGTAAATCTGGCAACTCTTATTATTTATATAATCACGAAAGTGGTAATGATAATGATGGTTCGCCAATGGACAATGTATTTATAGAGTCTGGAGACTTTGACATAGAAGATGGCGATAAATTTTATTCGGTTAGAGAAATAATACCTGATATAAAATTTACTGGGTCTAATGGTAATGCAGCTTTAAATGTAGTTTTAAAAACTAGAGACTTCCCTAATGATTCACCAACAGAAAAGGTTAGCTCATCAATTACCAATACAACAAAAAAAATAGATACTAGAGCAAGAGCCAGACAAGCTATATATAGAGTAGAGTCTGATGATGACAATGACGTATCAGCAAGAAATGGTTTAGAGTTTAGATTAGGAGCAACCAGATTTAATTTTAGAGAAGACGGAAAAAGATAGTGGCAAAATTATTAGAAACTAGATTACCTATAGCTGGTAGAGAAATAACGCCAGATGTTTTTAATAGATTGGTTAGAGTATTAGAACTAAACCTACAAAAGTTTGACCCTAATGCAACACTACAAATAAATACAGAAGATAAATTAAATACTAAATTTAATCCCGGTGACATTGTTTTTGATACTAGTAAGAATACTTTAGAGTTTTTTAATGGAGAAGAGTTTGAAGTTTTATCATCACAACCAATTGGTTCTTTTGAAGCCACAGCTTCTTTAGGTGAAGTTTCTGTTAGTGAAGAAGGATCAATATCAATAAACGTGAGCATATAATATGAACGATTGGAATAGTGAAACTAAATTAAGTCAAAATTTTAAGTTAAAAGAGTTTGAAAAAAGTTTTGTAGCAAAGAGAAAAAATATAGATAATTGTGTTCATGATAAAGAAACATTTAAAAGTCTGGAAAAATTATGTAAAAACATCGTTCAACCGATTAGGAACTACTACAAAATACCTTTTAGCCCTAATAGCGGTTATCGCAGTATTACTCTCAACAGATATATTGGCTCTTCTGATACTAGTCAGCATGTATTAGGCCAAGCGGTAGATTTAGAAATACCTGGAGTAAACAACGAAGAATTATTTAATTTTATAAAAGACGAATTAGATTTTGATCAAGTAATTTTAGAATATTATGATGGAGTAGATCCAAGTAGTGGTTGGGTTCATGTTTCTTATGTATCTAATAAAGATAATAGAAACAGAGCCATGACTTTCGATGGTGACCATTATAGAATAGTAGAGGAGTAATATAATGATTGAATCGTTAATAAAGCCAGTTAGTGATATTGTTGGCAAATTTGTAAAAGATAAAGATTTACAAGCTAAATTAGATCATGAGTTAGCTACTTTATTTCATCAAGCAAATTTAGCTCAGATAGAAGTAAATAAAATAGAAGCAAAAGGCTCTCCCTTTCAAAGAAACTGGCGACCTTCAGTTGGTTGGATATGTAGCTTTGCTTTGGGTTATCACTTTGTACTTGCACCCATAATTGAGGTTATAATAAAGACTTCTGGCGTACAGATAGAAATGCCAGAATTTGATTTTTCGCAGTTGTCTGCGATTCTCATGGCACTCCTAGGAATGTCGGGACTTAGATCATACGATAAATTAAAAAGAACTGATACAAAAGGATGAAAGATATAAAAGAAAATCAAAAAGGTTTAAAAGCTTTAGCTGACGAAAGACCAGATGTAGTAAAAAAAATGGGTTACGACCCAGAAAGTTTTTACAGCGGAGGACTAGCGATGTTAGCTAACGGCGGTTCAGTCGATCCAGACTCAGCGATAGATTTATTTAAAATGAAATCAGAAAATAATCTTCGAGATTTTATTGGTAAAAATGCAATATCTAAAATATTAGGAGATGTGCTTAGAGGTAGAGATGCTAGAGATGCTTTGGAAGAGGGAGGCATAAATCAAATATTAAAAGAAAGTAACATACCTTTGAGAAAAGATGGTAAAGAAATAATTTTTGATGTTAACCCTGAATTTTCTTTTTATAGAAATCCTATGGAAACCGGTATTAGATTTGAAAGAAAATTAAATGAAGGCGGCATTTTAAAACTTGCTCCTGGAGGTCCAATATTTCCTACATTTAAGAGTATTAAAAATATGTTTGGTTTTGGAGATGATAAAGATAAAGAAAGAAAACTTGATCCAAAAGATGAAGTAATGGTAACTCCAGATTTTAAATTAAGTGATGATGAAAAAGAAAAATTTGCAGAGTTAGCAGCACAATCTTATGACAAAAATCTTTCGGAACAATATGACAAATTAGCTGGCGACATTACTGAATATAATTTTGAATATGATAAAGAAGGTAATTTAACAAATGACCCTTTTAAAAAATCACTCACCAAAGGACAAAAAGCATTGGCTGCTTTAGAAGGCTTGGGAGCTTTAGCAGATATAGAAATGCCAGAAGCTGTAATGGTAAGTAGAGGAGGTATAGGTGAAGCGATAGTGCCTACTATGCCAAATGTTTTTAGAGTTGGCGGTATGGCAGACGGTGGAATAATGGAGATGGCAAATGGCGGAACAATGTATGCTGACGAAAATTTAAAAAAATTAGAACAATTAATTGATGCTTCACCATTAAAGAGTAAGGATAAAGCAATTCAAAAACAAATTGCTAGAATGCAAATGGCACAACAGTTTATGCCGGGAACAACTCAATACATACCTACTGACGCTCCCTACAAAGCTGTCTATAGACCTTATTTTTCTGAAGTAACTAAAGAATATGCAGCTTCTAGACCAGGCAGGCCTTTTAGTGCTGCTGTAGCACCTCCTATTGAAAGAGTTAATTTTAATTTGGGAATGAGAGGTGACGGAAGTTTTAACCCGCCAAGAAGAGTATCTGGCGTAGAATATGCAGCAGATGGAATGTTAATTGATGGTAAGTTTTTTCCAGAAACAGATGAATTAGTTTCTGGTCCAGGCTCTGAAACTAGTGACGAAATACCAGCTATGTTAAGCGATGGTGAATTTGTTGTTAACGCTAAAACTGTAAGAGGGTTAGGTTTACAAATGGGAGCAAACCCAGCAGATTTAGAAGAACAAACAGATATAGGCGCAATGGTTCTTGAGTATTTACAAGATACTCTAGGTCCAGATGGAGAGGCTGCTGATAAATTAGTTAAAAGCGGTTTGGGATCTTTAGTAGGAGTTATGTCTTAACATGAGTAAATTTACTTTAGATAAACTTTCATTTAACGAAAAAGATGGTAAAGAGATAGCAGACTTTTTGGTTAATCATTTTCATGCAGATCACTCTTTAGATGGTGGTGAATCTCCTAGAGTGCATTGGGGCAAAACTTCTTGGCAGATAAATAATGTTTTATTAAAAGGTGTTGTTTATGTGGTAAGAAGTAATCAAGAAATAATTGGTAGTTTAGGATTAGAAGAATGTTCTCATTGGTGGTCAGACGATGTTTTTTTAGGAGACAGTTGGTTTTTTGTTAGACCAGAATATAGAAATGTAAAGGATGATTTAAAACCATCTAATATGTTATTAGAAGCTGGGATGAAACTTGCTGAAGAAAAAAATATACCAATCATAATGGGTATATATAATATTGGTAGCATTGATAAAGCAGAAAAATTATTATTAAACAAAGGATTTCACCAAATTGGTGGGACTTATTACAACAATTTAAATAGGTAGTATTATGGGATGCACATGTAAAAGTAAACCAATTATGGGGCCAAAAGCTGAAGCAGTTGAGCTGCCCACCACTGGTTATTCTTTTGTATCTCCTTACATAGAAGATTACAGCAGAAGATTATTGGGCGCTTACTTTGGCTCTCCTGGAGAATACGAAGGTTTAATATCTCAAGAAAGACCCATTCCTATTGAAGGCACTGCACAGCTAACTGAATTAGAAAGACAAGCAGCAGAACAAGCGGGACAACTAGGACAATTTGCAAGTTTTACTCCAGAAGGTATAAATTACTATAGACAAGCAGGAGATCTTGCAAGGGACCCAGTTGCAGCTGCCAGAGCTAGATTCAATCCTTTTGAAGATGATGTGGTACAACAATCAATAGATGATATTACCAAAGCCTATCAACAAAAAGATATTGGTATTAGAGATGCTGCTGTTACTTCTGGAGCCTATGGTGGTTCTAGGGGCAGAATAGCTCAAGCAGAAAATCAGGCGGCTTTAGGTAGAGGATTGTTGGAAGCAGTAAGTGGTATTAGAAGACAAGGTTTCCAAGATGCTCAAGCTCAAGTTGGTCAAAATATTGCACAGTTACAAAATATTGGTAGCGGTATATCCACACTTGGAGCTGCTGGGCAAGCACAAGCAATTAACAGAATAGGAGCTATGGCCGGTCAAGGAGCTATTGACAGAAGTGTTCAACAATCAGACTTATCTAGAAGATTTAGAGCGGCTGATGTCTTAGCTGATGAACCTTTTGCTAGATTGCAAAGAGGACAACAACTCTTAGCTGGAATGCCTGCTGGAGGTATTTCTGGGGGCACAGGCGCCCAAATATATCAACCTCAAATGGCAATGCAACCTTCACCATTATCTCAGATAGCTGGTGCTGCAGGAGCTGTAGGAACTGCTGCTGCTGGGATTGGCGCAGCTGTAAATTCAGACATGGAATTAAAAGAAAACATTAGAAGAGTAGGAGACTATGACAATAATCTAGGCTGGTACGAATGGGATTGGAATGACAAAGCTAAAGAAATAGGAGTCGAAGCAGAACCTACTGCTGGATTCTTAGCTCAAGAAGTTCTTGAAGTAGAGCCAGAGGCAGTAACTATTAAAAATGGTTACTATGCAGTTGATTACGCGAGGCTTATGAAATGATAGGAGGCATAAAAGATTTAGGTCAAAACGTAAAAGGTTATGGTGAAAGATTTGATCGCGAAACTTTTTATGATTCTGAAACAGGTGGCGTATTAAATATACCTGTTCCAGGCACAAGGGGAGGAATTTTTGGCGATGAAGGATTAGAGTTAGCAATGTTTGGTGAAGACGGAATGATATTTGATCCAACTGACCCAATCGATTATGGAATTTTAGCTTTAGCCGCAACTGGTATAGGCATACCAGCAGCTATAGGTATCAAAGCTTTGACTACAGGAAACAAAATTAAAAAAATTGCTAGCAAAGCTGGCAACGTAGTAGATAGAACTTTTATTCCTAGAGAGGCAAACACTATCGGAGGCAAAGCAAAAAACTTTGGTAGATTGTTTGCGGCACAAGAAACGGTTGGACTCCCTAGCACTATTAAAGATGTTAAAGAGCTACGAAAAATAATAGAAGAAAATAAAAAGAAAGAGTTAGAAGCTAAGGGAGAATTTATTGTTACTCCTAAAAAAGATGGTGGAATAATAGAAGGAATACAAGGTTTTGCTAAAGGAAGTAAAATTGTTAAACAAGGACTTGATAAAGCTAAAAAAGAAGCAAAGGAAGCTGATAAAAAAACCGGTACACAAACAGCTGATGCAGTAGATGAAGGCACTGGAGCTGGAGCAGACGCTGGACAAACTGGTAAAAATATATTTCAAAGAAATCCAGTGAGAACAACAGCTGCTGCTGGTGTAGCTACTATTACAGCCAGTAGTTTATTTTTTGGCGATGGTGATGAAAAGAAAGAGGTTCCGAATACTAATATTACTTATGCTGAAATGCTAGATGAAGGCGCAACTACAGTTGAAGATGCACCAGATACTGTCGGTGAATTTATGAGAGAAATTTTAATAAATGATTATGGTTATTCAAGAAACGATCAAGGCGGTGTTGGCCCTTTAATAGATCCAGATACTGGAGATACAATAAGAGATAAACCAACCTTCGGTGAATATGTAAAATCATTTGGTAAAGCTTATGGTCAAAGAGTAGCTAGTGACCCAGAGTTTGCAAAAAAAATGTTAGCTGGGTTTTCTGCGATGATGATGCCAAGAGAAGGTTTTGTACCTTTATCTCCTTTAGGAATACCAGAGTTTACCACTGCTTACTTAGCTCAAGATCAAGCTATAGAGGCTAACAAGGGAGCAACACAAAAACTATTAGAATCAATTAAAGGCGATCAAGAATTAAAAGACTTATATGTATCTGGTAAATTAGCAGATGCTGGTGTGAATTTAAATCAATTAGATGATGAAGGAATTTCAAGGTTATATCTGGATTTACAAATTGAAGAGGCAGAAAGGCTTGGTATCGAACCTAAAGACGTACAGATAGGAATTATTAATGACCAGGGTGAGTTTGAAGTTCTGAAGAGAAGCACTTTAGCTTCTTTAGCAGCAAACAATGTGAGGATGCTTAGAAAAATAACAGGCAGACCTAAACCAGGAACAACTCCAGATTAAAAATCATGGCAGAAAAAAAAGGCATACTCTCAGACATAGCCAGAGGAAGCTTACTTGGTTTACAAAAAAGTGTTAAAGGTGTTGGAGAGACTGTTACTTCCGCTATAGATTATTTTGCCGATACTGATTTAACTAAAGATCTACAAACATTTTTTGACAATAGAATGATTGATGCGCCAGAAAGCACAGCTGGTGAGATAGCTTCTTTCATAACTCAATTTGGTGTGCCTGGATTAGGTGCAGCTGGTTTAATATCTAGAGCTAATAAATTTTCTAACCTACAAAAAGCTTTAACGTTTGGAGTTGTTGATGGCGCAGTAGCAACAGATGACACTACTACGATACTAGATGCTTTCATGGATAATGATTCCGACGAAGAAAGATTAGCTAGATTAAATGGTTCAGAGGCAGCAGCTGCTAGATTAATGGAAAAAGTTAATGTAGCAGGAGAAGCAACTGCTTTTGTCATGGGATTACCTTACGCTATTAAAGGAGTAACTGGTGCAGTTGGTGGCACTTTAGACGCAGTATCGCCAGTAGCAGCTAAAGTTATTGCCTCCAGTGGTTTAGCTAAAAAAACCACTAAAGTAAAAGATTTTGAAGGAGAGATGACAGAACAAACATTAGGTCTTTGGGAAGGAATTAAAAATGCTTTCAGCGTAAAAGGAGTTGGTTTAGAAGGACCTGTAGGACTAATTAGTAGTGAAGGCTTACCTAATACTATAGTTGCTCAAGCTAAAGCGCAAAAGACTGCGATTGCTAACCACAATGTAGAGATGGTTAATAACAATATTAAAACTTTAGAAAAAACAATTAGTCAATTAGATTTAAGTCAAACTCAAGCCATGTCAATGGCCAGATCTATAGAAGATGCTTTGTTTCCTCAAATTAGAGTGTCTTATAAAAATCCAGGAATAACTAATCCAGATGAAATAAAAAAATTAGCTATGAAAGTTAGAGGTAATGCTCGTAGAAATATAACAAACATAGAAAAAAGAATGACTAAAACTTATGAAAATTTAGGCATTGATGACAGATTAAAAGTTAGCAATATAGTTAGAGACATGAGAGACCAAGTTGATGATATGTCTAGAGAAATATTAGATTTAAGAAAAACAGATGAGAAAGCTTTTAATGCTTTATTAACTGAAGAAGGTTTAAAAGATTCAGTAGCAAGAAACATAGGTATTTATGGAACTAGAGTTTATAAAGCTTTCATGGATGATGGTGCATTTTTAAAAAATTTAGATCCAAAATTAAAACAAGAAGCTATAAATGAAATAAAAAAAGTTACTGGTTTTGATGATAATACAGCAGATTATGTTTGGAGGAGCATAAGCTCTAGAGGTAGAAGTTCAGCAACCAATAAAGATTTTACTGGTTTTGAAACTGCTGAATTTATATCAGAGGGTTTATCAAAAGCTCAACAAGGAATATTAAAAGGCAGGACCTTAAATAATTTACCGGCAGTAAGAAGAGCTTTAGGAGAAGTGAGTGGCTATTTACAAAGCACGCCAGAACAAGCTTTAGCTAACACTGGGCTAGTAGCTGCAAGCACGATTAGTAAATTATCAAGCATAATTGGAAAGACTAAAGTTTTTCAAGATATTAAATTAATTAATGATATTGGACCAACTCAATTGGGAACTAAACAATTCTTAAAAGATAAAGAATTTTTAAAAGGAGCTATTGATGTAGGACCTAATAGATTTGCAAAACCATCCGCTGACGGTAAGACTGAAGTTATTTATAAACAATTTGGAGATAACTTTGGAGCTCTGTCTGGCATGGTAACTAGAGAAGATTTTTATAATGCTATTGCCAAAACAACTACTTCTTTTGAACAAAATCATCATGTTCTAATGAAAGCATACGCTCCTATGCTAGCTTTAAAATCTATATCACAATATGGAAAGACAGTTGGTTCTCCATTAGCACAAGTTAGAAACAATACTTCAATACCATTCTTTGCTTTATTAAATGGTAACGTAGGCAGCACTGGTAAATTAGCAGACGCTTACGTAAATACTTTTGCTGGATTAATAGATCCTGCAAGCAGAAAATTAAAATCTGAAGTTGTTGAAGAATTAACAGAATTAGGAATAGCACAAAGAGGTGGTAGTGCTATCTTTGGAGAATTAAAAAGAAACGCTGAGATAGCTTTTGATGCAGCTCCAGGTTTTGGAAGAGTTGTAAAAGGAGTAAAAGAAGTTCCCGGAATAAAACAAACTACAGATTTTGCAGAAGAAGTTTATAAAATGACTGATGATACAGCTAGAGTATTTAATTATTTTTTAGAAAAGCCTAGATTTAAAAATGCATTAAACATAATAAGAGCTGATAAAAATTTAAAACCAGGAGCAGAGTTTGTTCCAGTGGAATCTATGGCCAATATAAAAAATTTTCAAAATAACATAACAATAGGAAAAAATGGCGGTGCAGTTTTAGATATAAGAAGACTCACTGATGATCAAGTAGAAGCTTTCGCTAGAGCTGAAACAGCTGAATTAACTTTAAATACCGTACAAAATTATCAAAGAGTTGTTCCTATTGTTAGAGATGGTATTAGTAGATTACCCATAGGTAACTTTACAGCATTCCCTGCTGAGATGATTAGAAATGGCACAAACTCTTTACACAGAGCTATAAGAGAACTTGCTTCTGAAAGCCCAGAGTTACAAAAAATAGGAATGCGTAGATTGGCTGGAGCAATAACTGCTGGCGGTGGATTTGGCGCAGGCATAACAGCAGTTGGATCTTATTTGACTGGAGTTACTTACGATCAAATAAAAGCTTTTCAAAGACAAGGAACTCCTTGGGAAGAAACAGCGACTATGGTTCCAGTAGGTTCTGATAAAGATGGCAACCCTACAGAATTTTTTAATTTTAGTTACATGAATCCTTATGATTTATTTAGAAGGCCAGCTCTTAGAATATTAGCTGAAGTAGAAGAAGGTAATAGAAACGAAGAATCCTTAACAAAAATTTTATTAGATAGCACCTTTCAAGGAGGTTTAGAATTAATAACTCCTTTCGTAGAACCAGCTTTTGGTTTAAACGCTTTTGCTGATGCTTACAGAGGAGAAACAGGAACCGGTAGAAAAATATGGAGACAAGGTGATAGTCCTGGCGATAAAGCTTTAAAAGGTATTGTTTATGCTGTAGATACAATACTACCTTCAGCTACGCCAGTTAACTTTGAATTTTCTGAAGGCAATAATTTTTATGTTGGACCTCGTTTAAAAGATGGTCCAAAGTCTGTAATTAATTTTACTAAAAACGGCAATCCTGGAAAGGGAGGTAGAGGACAAGAATTAGATGTAGGCGAAACTATGTTGCAAGCATTTACTGGTATTAAAACCGTTAAACCACAACTAGAAACAACTTTATTATACAGAGCTTACGAAGCTGCACAGGCAGTGCAAGATTCTTCTAACGAGTTTAACTCTTTAATAAATCAACCTAATTTCGACGAAGAGAAAGCTAAATCTTATACTTTGGCTTACATAAGAGCTAATAAAGATAGGTATAATGCTTTGAGAGATTTATATCAAACTTTAAATGATACTAGAATGTTAGGACTTACTCCTACGAAACAAAGAGAAATTTTGAAAAAGGCAAAGATAACTAATTACGATGAAGTTTTAATGGGTAGATTCCAACCTATACAACTTGATAGAGGTAAGATAAATCAAAAAATATTTGAAGGTATGGATATTGATAACCTCAAGTTAGAACAAATAAAAAGACGATTACAATTAGAGGATCTTGAAGGTAGATATAGAGGCAATCAACTTGGAGCAGTTCAAAGTCCTAATGCAGAAATAAGGAATAAACAAACTCAAGATAGAGTTTCTGTAGCTTTGAGACAAGCGGAGATAGATAAACTACTAGGTATTACTTAGATACCAAATTTAATATGATCAGCGCCACCATTTTTTTCAGCCAGTTCTATTTCTTTAATAGCTTTTTCAACCAACCATTCAACCGTGTTAGCACGGGTCCTGTGAGTTAATGATGCGAGTTTACCTAATTTTTTGTGAGTTTCTTTGTTTACCCCGATGGTTACATGACTTGCCATTCAGCTTCTCCTCGTATGTTAATTATTACTTAATCTTTATAAAAAATTGTATAATAAATTATGGCCTATAACAAGTACGGAGCTATTAAAGTAAAGCTCGATGGTATCACATTTGATAGCAAGTTAGAGGCAGCTAGATATAAATTCTTGAAAGAATTAGAATCTGCTGGCGCAGTGTCAGACATAGAAGTTCATCCACAATTTCCATGTTTCGTAGAAGGTAAAAAGATCTGCACTTATATAGCAGACTTTAAATATAAAAATGTAAAAGGAGAGGAGGTTATAGAAGATACTAAAGGAGTATTGACTGATGTCTTTAAATTAAAAAAGAAATTAGTAGAAGCAATATATCCTGATGTAACTATCGAAGTCATTCAATCACCTAGAGCATAATGTCTCAAAAAACTAGAACTTGTACGCTCTGCAAAAAGAGACGCAAGATTAAATTTTTTGAAGCTAGAGAACAAACCGGAGGCGGAGTAACTTATCGTGGTATTTGTAGAGACTGCCATGTTATAGATAGAAACAGAAAGCGATCATCAAGTTACAAAAGTTTTTTAAATTTACTTCACAATCAATTAAGACATACCAGGGTTAGTAAATTTCCAGATAAAGATTGGGAGATAACGCCAGAAGATTTAATAGAAATATGGGACGAGCAAGATGGTCTTTGTGCTTTATCTGGCGTATTGATGACTCATCATCGAGACGGTAGCGGTAAGAAGGACCTTAACGTAACTATAGATAGAATAGATCCTAGCGTTTGGTATGTTAGAAGCAATATTCAATTGGTTTGTCAGCGTGCCAATATCATTAAACATACCTTGACTGAAGACATGATGCTTTGGTGGTGTGAAAATATTGTAAGAAATAAAAAGAAATAAAAAGTTTTTTTTATATGCCAAATATTTTTGTATATAATCCGCGCATGAATTTTAAGAATATACTCACCGGAAGTGCTGGGTATTTCTTTAGTGGCAGTTTCATCCTCTACATGACAAATCTTTTCTTCGTCCTGTATTTTTGATCTACACTAAGCCAGTGCTTTATTTATAGATCTGTTTTATTTTATAGCCTTTCTCAGAGTTATTAAGGTTTATCATCTTGCGCTCTAATTTTGGTAATGATTTCCAAAACACTGGAGAGTGTTGATAATCATATAAACCACAAACAGTACAACGACCATTTTCCATACTGGTGGGCCAGTGGCAGGCGTTGATGCAAGGATAATCAGCGAGACTGGTAGTTTCGCCTCTAAGACTAGCTATGTTTTTAAATGTATCTAATTTAAATATTTTAGCCATTACGCACCTCTTTATAGAGATATGCGTATTATATAACGATTTTTATATATTATTGCAACTTTTTTACTAAAAGGGTGTAGGTATCAAGCCAAATATAAGTTCGTGATCAGGGCAGTTTTTCTTGTCCATTTGTTGTTTTGGATTTAATAACACGCCTTTTTTGCCACAACGCCAAGTAGCTCCAGAGACTTCTATGATTGGCTTTGAGTGTTTACAGTTTCTACAATTTTTAAAAGGTGGTTCTGTTCTACCTAAATAAACTTCTCTAGATTCTTTTGGTAAATTCTTAACTTTCCAATCGTTCTCACTCAAGAATAAATCAGGTGGCTCTGGCGAAGTAATAATTCTTTTAGCTTTCTCTATCAAGGATTGAAAGAGCTCGTCATTATATTTAATTACTTCACTGTAAATATCAGAATTGTTTTTGTTGTAAACCAAAGCTAATGATTTAGGTAATTTAAAAGCACCCATATAACAATGTACTTGTGCTTCGTATTCTAGTGACCAACGCTCGTAACTGTTCTCACTAACTAAATTATTAAATCTTCTGTCATTAGAGCTCTTAACTTCCAGGACCATAGAATCATCATCATGCTCTGGCAGGTTCTTAACTACACCATCTAT